TGAAAGTCCCAGAGCGGTTTCCGGCGTGATTATGATGCCAGTTTTGCTCTGGCTTGAACGAACCCCGCCCAGCATAGCTTCCCAGAAGCTATTACCCGAGTATTGTCGGCCCCTGAACATCTGGGGTAGGAACATTATTTACCTCCGCCATTGCTGACGCCGGAGGAAAAGGCCCGGGTTGTCATATATGACCAGCCCAGACAAATAATCCCTCCTGTTATCAATCCCACTGATGGAGAAATAAGCCAGGCACCTGCGGATAACAATCCAGCACCAGTGAGGCCGACAATAAAACTCAGAACTGAAATTAGCATGCTATATCTTCCTCATCGTATACGGATGTCATCACTGAACTGTTAAGCATGGCGCGCCCCAGCCCCATCATTAAACCAACCGCACCATCTATCTTATTCTGCCGCCCTTCTTTCCCGGGACGCACAATATCGTCACTTCCGGGAAGGTACTGGCCGACGATATTGGAAATACACCAGTTCATGACGGGGTGTCCGTCATGATGAAATCTCCCCGAGATGAGCGCAGCCTCAATCTCTCTCATAGGATCACTCATGTGGGTAAAATTTTGTCTTATCTCGACAGGCTCAAGCCCCTCTTCCTCAAGCATGTGACGTAATGAAGTCGCGCCATAAGGATCAATGGGGCATTGGGCAATTTTTACGGTATTCCGCAGCTTCAGGATCGTTTCAAATATCAGCCTGTAATCAACTTCACCACCATCGGTCGGGATCAACTTACCCTGCCGGACAAAGGACTGATAACGTTCTGCGGTACTTTTCAGCGCGGTCTCCTGCGAGTAAATGGTTTCTTCGGGTGCCCAGAACAGAGGAGAAACACAGTAAAAATGTGTTATTCCGTCTATTTCACGACGAAAAACTGGAACCACGGCATTGAGGTCAACTTTCGAGGCCAGATCGATACCCAGCCAGCATTCTTCCCCTTCAAAATCTGACAACTTAAGGTTTTTATCGGCTGCATCCATCCATTTTCTCAGGTCGTAATAAGCTGATTTTGCGCTTACCCAGCGATTGAAATGCTTGGTCAGAATCTTGTTTGTCTGCCCGGGCGTCGACATACCCAATAATTGTTTAGCCCGGAGAAAATCTGCTTTTACCGAAATGCCATAGTTGGGGTTTGCCTTGATTAATGCCTCAGGAGTCGTCCAGTCATCATCGTCATCAAGGCCATAAATCAGCCCAAATATGGTTTCATTTTCCTCGCCATTACGGGTTCTCCGCAGGATCTCGACAACCTGAGTACGCTTTTCATAGCAAGGGGATGTAATGTCATAGCCGGCGGTGGTGATGATCAGTGTCATCGGTTGTTCACGAGCCCCCATACCGGTGGTCATGGTAGTGTAAAGCGCATCAGTAGTATGTTCGTGATATTCATCAATGATGGCGCATGATGGCGAATCACCATCCCCCGGGTCACCGATCACAGGCGCAAAAACCGAACCGTCAGGGCGCGTCATTTTTTTTGCCCAGGGTTTTATCGAGAATTTTTGCCGCAATGCCGGCAGCTTTTTCACCATTTGCAGCGCCGGAGAAAATACCTTCCATGCCTGTTTTTCAGTCGTGGCGCCGCAATAGACTTCTGCACCATGCTCGCCATCTGCACAAAACATATAATTTCCTACAGCAGCGGCAATAGCGGATTTCCCGTTCTTCCTGGGCACCTCGATATAGATTTCAGAGAAACGACGCAGGCCTGTCTTCTTGTGTACCCATCCAAACGGTACGCCAAGAGCGAACTTCTGCCAGGCTTCAAATTCAATCCGGAGTTTACGCCGGGCCCATTCCCCTGAGGTATGAGGCATTTTCTGGGCAAAACGAAGAAATCGTTCTGCTTTGTTTTTATCGAAGCGGTAGGGCCAGTGGGGATCCTTTGCTCGTTCGAGGTCGTCCAGATGTCGCTGACAGGCAAGTACCGTTAACTGACACGCCAGAATCTTCCCGCCAACGATATCCCGCGCATACTGGTTCGCTGCATTGACGTTCGGATAGGTTGCCATCAGTCAAACTCATCGAATTCATTCCCGTCATCGTCCGGATCCTTTTGTCCGCTGGTCATGCGAAGACGACTGAGCGGATCTAACCCCAACAGAGAGCCCAGGCGGGCAAGCTGGGAAACCGAGTCATTCCGGACATTAACTGCAGGGTGTTTTTTCAGCCCCCCCATTTCACTTTCTGAGGTCAGTCCGCTGGCCAGCATTTTTTCGGCTTCGAGCATCAGATGAAAAGCATTGCAGTAAGCCAGCAACAAAGGTGCGTCCTCCAACTCAAACACCCCTCGGTCGATGAGTATTTTGCTTTGCGTCTTCCACATTCTTATTGCCGCCTCCCCCATTAACTCAGCGGGAGGCGCAATACGTGTTAATTTGCTTTTTTGCCCGGTGGGTAAAGTGGGTTTTCGGCCACCACCGGACGATCGAATTCCTCCGGCCATAAACGTTCCTTTGATAGATGAAACCTTCCGGAAAAAAGTTTCTTATTTCTGGCGTGTAAAAATAGACTTCAACGGGCAGTCCCGAAGCGCGAAAGGGGTCAGGGATTTGCTCCCCCCTACCCCCTGGCTGCAGCTGCCTCAGTCGAGATGGAGGTCGTCATTCCTGCTACTCCGGTGGCGAATACGGTTCGCATTGCGTGGGCCGGCATATCTCAGACGTTCAATGAACACCAGTTGTTATACCGGCGGTCAGGATCCTGTCGCGGTAGCAGATCCTCCATCGGCCTGCAGTACGCTTTCTGGTAGCCGTTCATCTAATGGCTGGTTCTCGAACACCTTCATCCCAAACTGACCGATCCAGGTGCTGACTGAGTTGATGTTCCCTGCGATGAAGTCGGTCACCTCGGCGATCAATCCTTTAACGACGACATCCGTACTCTGACGCCAGTAATTCTCAATCGCGACCAGCAACGGATCGGAACCATTACTGACTGATTGTTCACCTACGCTATACGTTTTTTTCTTTGCGCTATCGGTGATACATCGCAGCTGGCTGGTCTGGACGGCTCCAGCCTCTGCCGCAATTACCTGCATCGTCAACGTAGCCACTTTGTTCCCGTCTGCATCAGCGCTGGATGCATAGAACATGGAAAGCGTCAGATCCGTGCGTTGATACATCATTGCTTACCTCCACGACGACGGCGGGAACGGCGACCGCCGTGAGGCGGAGATTGTTGCTCATGTACCAACTCACCCTCTAAAGGTTCCGGAGCCGACTCAGCAGCCGGTGTCGGTGCAATATCATGCGCAATAGTCAGTTTCAGCAGTGGGCGGCCTCCCTGGACATGCTCAAAATGGATGCCATGCACGGCTTCATTCATTCGTGACTGACCATCCGTCTCCAGAACGGTCAAAACGCCACCAATGTATTCAATTTTAAAACTCTTCATCGGGTTCTCTCTGTTGCTGTTTTCGCTCTATGGCAGGACCAGCACAACGACTCCAGATTGGAATCGTCGTCGGTACCGCCATGAGCTTTGGGAATAATGTGGTCGACACTTGTGGCTTTCGTGGCGATGCCATGACTCCGGCAGTTTTGGCATAGATATTTATCGCGCTGGAGGATTCTGGCTCGAAGGATTACCCAGAAGTGACCGTAGCCCCTTTCATGCCGGCTTTTCCCACCCTGGTAGTTGCGCCAGCCGTCGCCAGCATGTTGCTGCCGGTGGATCTCACAATACCCACTGACATCATTCGTCACAGCCGCGCATCCTCTGTGCCGGCAAGGTCGTTTAGCTCGTGGTGGCATAGACATCCTTGAGCATGAATTGAGGGAGAGTTAAAGCGGTACTGTCGAGGGGAGAATCTGAAACTGGCAGCGATGTGCATGACAAACCGTCACACTCAATCGCCACCAGCTTCTCGTCTACGTATGCAATTTTTAAGTTCTTCATCGCGGTACCTTTTGCGAATAAAAAAGCCCCGCTTATCGTGGTGTATTAATCAACGGGGAGCGGGTCATATAAATTTCTGATACATCATCTCTTTCACTTAACAAGCAACTTTATAAACTTAGATTTAGCTCAATTTTTACTGGCATTTTCAGAGGTATAAAATTCTTGCAATCCCTGCTTTACGTTAAAATTTCCAAAAAAAGGAGCTTTAATGAGTCTTCATCATTACTACCCACAGCTAAGATGGAAACCTGCTGAGTATGAATCTCTGATGCAGTTAGATCAGACAATAATCTCTGGTTTCACCCCTATCCTCACCATTCTTGATATTGACTGGGACTACGAAAATGACTGTTATAAAAAATCGTTAAGCAGCTATTTATCTGACTTCGGTGCTAATCTCGCAGCATCCTGGACTCCTATACGTCCAGTTTTGTTAGACCTGAAGTATCTGGATAAACATGGTTCAAGTCGCAATCATCCTTTAGATATGTGCATTAACGACGCCAGGGCGTACGGAAAGGAAATTGTGCCAGTTGTTTCTCCAGCATCCACTGCAAACTACATACATGCTGTTCAGCGAAACATATCTAATGGTGTTGCTATTTCACTTAGCCCCCAAACATGGCACTTGTTTGCACACTTGCTAAATCAGTTAAACCTTCCTCCTAACTTGATTGACATCATTGTAGATTATGGCGATATCCAAAGTGCTAATGATAGCTTAAAACAACAAGCCTTAGCCGTTATTAGTTCTCTTTCAGGACAAGCACCTTGGAGAACATTAATCTTATCTTCAACCTCTTACCCCAGCTCGCAGACGGGAATTCCTCAGCATGTAGTCCATCATATTCCACGACACGAATACGATCTCTGGTTATATGTAGTGAAAAATTCTATCAATGGCAGGACACCGTGTTTCAGTGATTATCCAACAGCAAGTGCTACCATAACGAGCGTAGATCCACGATTCATGTCTCAATATGTTGCAGTAAGATATTCGAATGATACTTCATGGATTTTTGTAAAAGGTACAGCAGTTAAGGGAAATGGGTGGAGCCAAACTAAAAATCTTTGTTCTATCCTAGTCAATTCGGCTGAATACCAAGCATTTGGCCCAGGCTTCAGTTTGGGAGACCAGTACATATACGATAGGGCTGCTGGTATTAATAAATCAGGGGGTTCTAAAGATTGGCGTAAAGTAGCCCATATACACCATCTTACGCTGGTTGTTAGACAGTTAAATCTATTGTCACAGTCTATTCCGGCTAGACCCTAACCTTCCAGTCGATCCGATTCTTTAATGCAGTTCTGACTTCAAGTCGAAGATCTGCAACGGGTATAAAATCGGCGACGACATTCCATAACTCAAATCGGGGCTTGCTTTTAAAACCTTTAGAACGGCCCCAACGCTCTAGAACGTCAATACACTCATCTCTCCATAACAACTGAGCGAGCATCAAGGAATCGTAATTCCGATTGAGCTTTTCGGCACGCATATGCTTGATGCGAATCGCCCCCTTTGGCCCTACTGATACGGTCTTCACCCCCCACCAGCTAGGTATTAACTCAAGCGCTCCGTCCAGATGCTTATCTGCTACAACGAGAGTAACCTTGTCCATAACGGCAGAATAATGCTTGATTTGTAGCGGCAACCGTTCCAAAGAATCATATTCACTTTTCAGTTCATAACCGTGAAGAACGCCGTTAACTACCGCTATATCTGCTCTGCTGGCACCAAGGGATATGGAAAACTCATCGATCACAAGACAATCAGGATCTAAATGCGACTCTTTAAGAAGCTTCTGATGAACCGCAGCCCTAACATCTTGATCTCTCATAACTTCCCCCCTCATACTCCGTCGCTGAATTATAGCGCACAGCATTTTACTGCATTTAACGAATTTGGCCACTTCTATCACAAAAAGCATATGATTAGCATGAAGACACTAATGAATCAGGGGTAAGCATCAGTTCTGTTATCCAGCAGACTGCAAAAATGACGGCTGACGTCCTTAAGGCGATTCATCCGGTCAATGTCGCCGGGAGTTAAAGTGCGATATCCCTTTATGGTGTTGCCGACCTGCGGTTTAGCTTCGCTAATTTCGAACCCTTTTCTGTTAAATGCGGACAGTTAGCCTGCGCTGATTTGTTGTGCGTCAGAATGTCGCGCTTTGTCTGCTTATCCAGCACATCGATATCATGATCGGTCAGGTAGATAATGCGAACCCAGTAGCAGGCTGTATCAACGACTACCGGGGCGGGTGAAGTACTTACGCAGCTCCCGATCAACATCGTCATTAGCCATACGCTTAACGCTCTCTTCAACATTACTGGCCTCTTTCGTAGCTTCCGCCTTACGTTCTGCCGCTGCGACGCTTGCGGCTGCGTTTTCTTCGGTACGCTGCTGATCAGCTTTGGCTTCTGCCTTACTGGTTCCGCGAGCATGGCCGATGCAGAACGCGCCAGCGATAGCGCCCAGAATAACAACCACAAGACCTGCAATAATTTCGAAGCTCATTGCTGCGGCTCCTTCAGTTCGTCAGCCTTATCTTTCAATGCTGGCTGGCTTACGTATTGCGATAGCACCGCCAGTACTACCAGCGCTGGGCTAATTAGTGCAACGATGTTTGGGGGGAGGATGTTTTTGAGGTCCGGCGGTAGAATGGTCCAAGCGCGCAGGGCAGCATCTGGGAACGACTGCGCCCACACGCCAACCAGCGCACCGATAGCCCCCAGTTTTACAGACCACGTTTTCTGCAGCAGGCTGGCATGGCCAACGAACTCCAGCCGAGTATATTTGCGTAGAAGTAACAGAACGAGCACAGCCACCAGCACGAGCAAAGCGAAAATTATCATCTTCACAACACACGCTCCTTAACCCAACCGTAAAGAAAATCCTCGTTGGCTTCGCGGCCCTCCGCCAGTTCGAGGTATCTGGCCCCCTGGCTGCAGTTCAGTGCTCTAAGCAGCACCTGCTCGCCTTCTTTTCCGCGGGCAGAAAGATATCCCTTAAGCGCGGTGATGGTTCGGGGACCAATGGCTCCATCCGGGCTCAGATCGGGATACAGCTTCCCGCGCATATTCAGGGCAGTGAGCCAGCGCTGGAAAAACTTACTTGCAACCGATGGCCCCATGTTCACCCCAGTGTCGCAAAGCTCATCTGCCAGTAACGTAGATAAACTTGCCACCTGGTCAAACCGGGGTCCGATCCAGTAATCACTCAGCAGGATTTGCTTTGCTGTTTCCCTAGGCAGCTCTCGCATATCACCGGTGTAGCCATGCGCGCGAGCTGTGGTCTGTGTGATGCCCCAGCGGGTTGGCCCGCCTTTATCAGAAGGGTGATCGACATACCCACCTTCTTTTCCGAGGATGCCTTCAATAATTTGGTCTACTTTCATTGTGCTTTCATTCCGGTGATTCGTTCCCAGAAATATGTAAGCGCTACGGAACCCATAGCACCACTGACACCGGCAGTGGCCAGTATCATGTAAATACTCAGGCCACTTTCAATGCTGATGAGCCCACCAATGACCCCGGTAAAAGCCGAAACCACAATTTGCGCAAAAGCATTTATCCAGCTCCATTTTGCTTTGCCCTGCTTCACATCCATCAGGAATCGGACAAGGCCGCCCCAACCAGCAATGATCAGCAGAGCCAGCCAGGTGATTCCGGCCATGCTTTCTTTGTCTTGCATATGCTTTGCCATAGGTTCACCTCCGGGTTAACGGGGTGCTTTGTGTTTGATAAGGTTCAGGACCGGCAGGAGGAAATCTTATCAATGATGATTCCAGGTACCTGAAAATGAAAAAACCACCCTGAATAGGTGGCTAGATAATTCAACGCGAGCTATGTGCCCGGGGATAGTGTATTGTTGCGGACCATTCATTAGGAAATATCATATGCAACAACGCAAAAACTCAAAAAACAATCGCAACTACCTCATCAAATGTACCTGCCCTAGCTGCACCAACCAATCAGAACATAGTTACACCCGAGTCCAGAAAGGCTCTGCGCTGATGTGCCCTCACTGTAGTAAGATTTTCACTCAAGACAAACTTCCCACCGCTTAGGCTTTACATCATCATAATCTCTGGTAATGCATCCACTGCTGCGCTCGTATAGATTAGAGAAGTAAGCCCATTAGGCAATGCGGCCGATGAATACCTGTTAGACGGGTCTCGGCTTACTGGCAGAAAATTAACGTTCTGGCATCGGCAAGATAAAAGGCCTGCCGCAATGGAAGGCCTTTAGGGGGTTATGCAGTATGTGTGGTGCCGGGTGCCTCCCGGTAAGTCTGCCCCAGTCAACAGACCCGCGTGTGTGCTCAAAGAAAAAATTGACTGGTCGCCCCACCGCACAGGGGGATTCACCACACACCCACATTAGCTACACGATATGCGCCTGGTCAATTCAATGTAACCAGTAAAATACATCTTTCGGAAACTGTATAACCTAGCGGGCAATAATTAATCACTGCATATTTAATCATTACAAAAACAACAATAAATTTTCATATCTGTTATCAAATTAAGAAATAAATACTGTTAGGAATTTTCTCACTTAACTCGCACACTACGCCTCACGCGAACCACAATATCCATAGTCTTTCAGAGGATAAGCTCACATGACAACCATAATGATGCTAGCGTTAGCTGTTGTTCTTCTTTTAGTTGCAGTGGGTTCACTGATGTCTTACATCAAAGAAAGACGCGGATATAAAAAACTTTCAAAAAAAGATATTAACGGTTATCCACTTTTCAAGAAGCAGGGGTAGTGATACGTAAACATTCCCCTGTTTTTTTGCTACCACCTTTGGGAACAAAGAACTGCCTTAATCTATAAGTGCTCTCGCTTGTGATGTTCAATTTACCGTTAAAGCGCTCAAGCTGTTGAGCTAAAACCGCAGTCTGGTGCGAATCTTGTGCGTATGAGATTAAACGTGAAGTACAGCACGCTGTAATCCAATTACCATGACCTGATTACTGATGTGAAAAGCCCAAGTAGTGCTTAGGCTAGATTATGAACAAAAAAAACCCGCTTAGAGAAGCGGGAAGAAAGTTGGCAACCAAGGCTGTAACGAAAGGAAGGTGCACCTAATAGTCCGAGCTACCGATTTACCAGGAAAGCCTTCTTTTTTTACCGTTACGTTCGTTAACCATAACCTGACAGACAAAAAGAGCAAGGCTTTTGTCATTATAGTCACTATGTTAAGGCATTAGTGTGGTGCCGGGTGCCTCCCGGTGAGCATGCCCCAGTCGGCATGGCCCGCGCTGCATTTACAGGTTTCTGTAACTGACTGGTCGCCCCTCCGCATAGGGGGATTCACCACCTCGATAATTTATGATGCAAACATTCAAAGTGTCAATATCTGACCATACCGCCAGCGCCTCTGCCATAATATAAGCCAACAGCGCCCACTTAAATTTTATACATTCTAATACTTAAAGCTATTGCGAAGCCCTGACTCAATGTAGCACTCACTGATATCAGGTAAATACGAGGTAAGTAAAATGCTATCTACTGATAACCAAAGAATTTCAGAGATTTTTGAACGTTTGGCAGAAATAGCAGCTAAAACTGCTGAATTAACAAGCAACCCTAATCTATCCCCTGCTCAAAAGCAGGCAGCATGTGACAGTTACTTTAGCGAACATGATCAGTTAACAACCGAAACCCTAGAGATCTTCAAAAAAATCACTAAAAATCCTCAGTGAATGCTGAAGCATGTGAGATTGCGTATGCAATACGACGATATGACAGGGGTATTGATGCAGCGCATCTCGCGAATACCCCTGTCGTATCGCCGGAAAGCAAAAACCCCGCACGGGCGGGGTTTTCGTTATATTCAGATTGTCGCTTTTTGTCGCTGCCGAGTGGCGCAGCTCTGCCAAGCATGAAGGAATTATCTAACTTTCTGGCCCATTTTCAATACCAAAAAGGCAACATAGCACTTTTTGCTAATCCGCATGAATCGCCTTATGAACAGAAAGGAAAGCTTTTGCTCTGAATATTTCAAGGCACCAGCGCACTCTTTTCCGGGCCTCACTGTCTGTTAACCATGGAGCCACCAGCTGTATTTCCCGTGTTATGTCTGAGATTTTTTTGCGGGTGGTGTAATAGTTAACGCCAACGAGATAAACAGGATCACCCGTTTCAAATATCGCCAGTACACATCGTTCAACAAATTCAACATCATCCTCAGTGATCGCAGCGTCAATGGCGACAGTTGGAGGTTTTGGCCACAAAATGGCATGCGCCCTGCTTAGTGCCTGCCGCCCGCGATAGCCTTCACTCCTTGCCTGCTCGATTGCTGCCGTAAAGCGCTCTAATGCTCTATCTGACCAGTGATCACCCTTCATACCTCGCCAGCATGAATGTCCTGATGGTTTGCGCGGGGCCGCACCTCCTCTCATACCTTCTCCCCATACAGTAAGCAGAGATTTTATCCAGGCGGACTGAATGCCATTAAGGGGAGTGAATCGGCCCAGCCAGCCTTTGCGCGGGGCGGCGGCCACAGTTTCTAATCCTGCACGGTGTAGACGGCGTTGACGTGGTGTCATTCTGTTCCTCTCCTTACTACGCCAGAACGCCGAGCGCGTATGCCCGGTCCAGCAATTTAATAATCAATACCGGCTGGGTGCCGTATTCACGCTCAAAAGCGGCAGGGTCATGGTGCAAAGCACGGTGGTGCTTGCGGCATAATGGGATCGTAAAAATATCGTGGGCCTTGGTGCCTACGCCGCCCTGCCCCCAGCCAATAAGATGATGTGCATCATCTGCAGGCTGCCCACAGCACATACACGGCTGTTTTTTAACCCATGAGATAAAGTCCGCTGATAACCATCGGCTCCGCTTAGGTCTCGCGAATAGTGTCGCCGGAGCAACAGGATCGACGTTCACAGGAACCAGAGGTTTGCCCGGCGTTGTTATTGCCGTTGGCTTGATTGTTTTTTCGAGACGGGGAGAAAGAATACTGGTGGCCGGTACCGACGGAACAATCTCACTCTCCCTGTAAACCGATTTAATGCCATCGTCTTTAATACGCAGGGATCGGCGCGCCATTTCTTCTGTAATTTCATCGCCAATCCCGGCGCCTACCGCCCACCAGCATAGCTCCGCCAGTGACAATGAGCGCTGAGCGTCCAGACCAAGCGCGATGCGGGCAGTGTCGATTACCCAGTCAGCGTTGTTAACACCTACCAGTTGATTGAGGGTTTGTTCCGTTTGGTTTTTCAGCTCATTATCACAGTGCCAGCATGCGATTATTACACCCGTCGAATGGCGAAACGGGACGAGCTCATGGTGATGGTAATCGGAATGTGTCCACTGACAGTTTTTAACCTGCCTACGCAACCATGACTCGAGGGCACTAACCCCACCAGCTGCAGTGATAACTGCCTTCTTCATGAAAAAAGGTCTGATCCCCATATCATCCCGCAACGGCTGCCGGGCATCAGGAAGACGTCCACTGGGTATCTTTTTCATGCTTGCCGGCGGTATTTCAACAAGAACTCGGCCGGCACCGAATAACGGCATTAATTCACTACCTGGCTTAAGCAGCACAATTCCAAGATGGCGTGCAATATCCACGTTAAGCAAAGCTCGCATCAGTCCCTCCACATCTTCTGTATGTAGGTCATGTCAATCCGTGGCGGCTTCTTCGATTCCGGCAACAGCACGCGGATCTCCCACGATGCAAAGTCTCTGGACAAGCTTTTCTCAACCACACAGTTATTTTTACGGTATCGCTCCACCAGCTCTGTAGCCTCAGCCTCTGAAAGTTGCTCGTGTAAAAACCAACTTTTCTTCATGGCTGATCACCGAACAGTCGCAAAAACTCAATCGCTCTTTCACGCGCACCGGGTTCTTCAGCGATCATTTCCTGCAGCAGCTGCACGGCGAGCACAGGCTCCTTTCGCCCGACGATGGAAATTCCTCTGGAGACACGGCGAGAGAGTTTTATAAAATTTTTTCTCTCTAACGCACGCAGATGCAACAGGACAGCATTAGACGAGCTAACGCCGAGCATATCGGCCAGCTCAGATAGCGTAGGTGGGTAGCCATGCTGATTGATGTAGGCGACCAGCAGATCGAAAACTTCCTGCTGTCGAAAAGTGAGTTTCGAAGACGAGAGTAAACCGGCGCTCGTTGAAGGAGCACCAGTCTGGTGGGATTTTGATACTTCGGTTGTTTGCGTCATGGCTTCTCTCCGTGACGCAGCAGGTATAGGTTGTTCAGGCCTATGACGGGATTGTAACAGAACCAGGGGGAACCTGGTAACCAACTCCAGACTTAGCCTTTTCAATCATCTGTGAAAAAAGAGAGAGAGTCCCCACGATCTCATCCGGCTGCAGAGGCATAAACGAAACAGTATCGCCGCGCCGGTACATCAAAGCGCGCTCACATACAGGAAAGGATGTCAGACGGGCAACGATCACACCATCGTCGCATCTGATTATTGCGTAGCCGGTGTTCGGCATTTCTTGTTTTTTACTCACAGCAAAATCCTCAAAATAAACCAGGCAAGCCACTGGACCTCAACTTAACAGAACCAGTCATCAGCGCTTTCCCTGGTGTCCTGCAGGATTTCCTCTACACGTTTTTTATCTCCGTCCATTCCACCAAGCACGGTCAACCTATCAGAGCTGGCCCGACGAATCACAAGACTGCAGTTATTAAAGTTTTGATCCAATCGCCGCAGTAGCTCCTTCTCCAGAGCAGGCACAGCGCCATCCGGCAATTTTTTTTGGCGTTCAATTGTGATTTCCACTTTCATAACTAGCTCCTCACGCAAGTACTGTATAAATAAACAGTATACTTGTTAGGTGAAATGTTCAAGCGTTTAATGCCACTTTTCGCTAACCCATGCTCATGTTTAGATTGATCTTTTCTCCACAAAGGACGAAATCCGCTATCACAGGGATACAGTCATTTTTGTGGTGATCAACACCTTTGATAAGAAACGTTGCTACCTCTGGCGTTCCAGATTCCGCTCTTGGCACAGAGCGGACAATCTTAATGGGATGAAGGTCTGCTTTGAGCGATAAGCGGAAGTTCGAATTGAGTCGGCACGGGAATTATTAGCATTGCCATAGCTTGTCAACGGAGTCAGGTCACACCTTGTCTATATGTAAACAGGCAGGCAATGATTAACAATTGAGTTGGATTAATATTTAATCAAGGATTGACAACTAGATTAGTTTTCCATATGATTTTTTAAAGTGGAAAACTAGTGGTGATGTTATGACTAATGAATCTAATGTTAATGCTTTGATAGAACGTCAATTTGAAGTTGCTGATGGCAACGTGAGTAGTCTTAGTTTGCCAAAATTTGACAAATATACTGTGTGCAACCTCCGAGGAGGTATTGGCAAGACGTCTCTGGCTTTTAACCTTTCTTATCTTGCAGATGATGCTCTAATTGTTGATACTTGTCCTCAAGGAAATCTGTCTTATTTTTTTGATAATAATTATGCTTCTTCAACCAGTACAACCGCAAATGATCTGTTGATGCCCTATTTTGTTCCGGGGCTTGGTTTTGCCACTCGTGCGGCAAAATTAATATCATCAACTAATCCTTGGTTCGCTGGTAAACAGAATTACTTCATTCAATCTGATAGTCAGCTTTACCTTTTACCTACCCAAATGGCAAATGCTTTAGCTCAAGCGCGAACTATTACTGGGGCAACTCAGCAGGTTGTTATTGATAATATTCTTTTTTCATTGAAAAAAGAAATTGAGAGAGAGATGACTGAGACAGAGACAAAAAAAGTTCTCATTGATACCTCACCTTTCTTCTCCGGAGCGACGCATTTATCTTGGCATGCTACAGATGCATTGATTGTTCCTGTGCGTACGGATCAGCAATCAATTAACTCACTGAGATTACTCATTGATACATTGACTAAACCAACATCTGAGTTCAGAAAAACAATGCCATCTGATGGTCATACACCAAAAATTCAAATGGTTGTCATCACTCATTGCGGATGGTCTACAGTAGCAGGTGCCAGAAACAAACCAAATCAACAGACAAAAATGTATATCGAAGCTGTAAGGGAAGTCATTCGTCAGAATATCAGTAATTTCACAACCAATGATCCTAATAATCATATTGTGATTCTTGATGATTTCCTTGGCAGTGGCAGAATGTCGAGTGCAAAGTCTAAGCCTCTAGAGCTTTTGAACCCTGGCGATGCAATGACTGTTAATAGAGTCAGAACCTCTGTGAATTTATCAGTAAACAAGATAAAAAATGAATTAAAATTCATCCATAATTCAATATGGTAAATAGTAGATTGTCAGCGTTAGATTAACATAATCATTCTAACCCTCGTTGAAATCGTAATATTTATTGTTAATAATAAGAACCACCTAGAAAGATGGTTCTTATTTTATTAATTATTGAATTTTTATCTATAGTTAATAGCTCTGACATGGACTGTGCCGATGAGTACATACTGATGTTAGCAACGTCGACTTCTGGCACTTAGCTGCCATAGGACGGTCAAGCAACTCACCGAACATTTCTGTTTCGCAATTAAGTTGCCTTTTCTGCATTGCGTCGACAGATACGCCATTGCCTAGCTTTTTACAGCCAAGCACCCAAACGTAATGTTATTCAACAAAGCCGTAACGCTACCCCGCTTTTAGCATTCGCCGAAGTTCATGATCCATATATTCATCTACAGCATTGGCATCAATTCCGCCTGCTTTATACCAGACATGGAGTTCTTTAATCGCTAGAATTCCAAACCTCGTCCAGCCGATGAGGTTCGTTCTCAGGAGGAACTGAATCATTTCGCCTCCTGAACGAAGTGCCGCATCTCCTACATCCATCAGACACAAGGTTCCATGCGCCACAAGCAACATTCGCCTGAGTTCAGGGTTATTTGCTGAAGGAATACATTCACCCCAGTCCTTCTTATGATAGCAACGTTGTTTAACCGTCCAGGTGATTCGCACAAGCAACTCAGTAATCATGACGGGGATCGCCATCGCTAATCCATGCCGTAAGTCATACCCTTTCTCAAAAACCTGGACGGCGACGGTTGCGAAAGACTGGCGATGCTGGCCAAATTCACCCACATTAATAAACTGAAGTAATGAAAAGAAAGGAATGGGGATACCGGAGCCTCTCCCTGCTGCACCGGAAGAACCTGCCATATCAGAGAAAAGGTGGCCCAGCCAGTTTACGAAACCACTAAATACCTTAGAGACAACGTTATTCCCTTTAAGCTCAAAAGTCTCGGTATCTACGGAAACCAATTTTCCGTCTGCCACAAAATGTGCCGTACTGGTAAATTGATCCAGGATCGAGAAAAATAAACCGACTAAGTCCGGGGAGTGGGCGAGACTTTTAATATGGTGATTCTTCGTGTTCATCCTGAACAAACCGTCAACATCTCCGCCATGCCGATGGTCATAATTGATTTTGAATTTTCTCTCCAGAAAACCGATAGCGCTTTTTGTCGAATCGCTTGCTTCTGAACTGCCCTTCCATCCAAAGGCTGAAGCGAATTTCTCAACGGCACCGTCCACTGCATTATCTGCAAGCTGGGTCAGTTTTCCTGCTCCAGGTACGCCTACCAGAAAAATATCGATAAGTCCGCCAATAACGCCACAGGTGCCAGCGATCATGTAATCATATTTGTCGCAGCGGGCAGTCTTTAAGGTCAAGTCTTCCTGAATACGTTTTTCCAGAGCAATTCTTTGGATTGGAGACATCAGGGCGCTAAACGGATCGACTATTAAATCGATATTGTGTTTATGGGCATACTGCGATATGGACTGGGAATAGGTTTCCCAGTCCATATCGCTGGTGAACGCTATTGTTTCTATCATCGACAGTTTACTGATACTGGACGATGACGTGGTCAAACAGGATTCAAGGTAATCGCTGAATTCACTAGAAACCGTTGTGTGGATATCCTCATCAAACGTGATACCTGAGTGTTCCAGAACACCATCCATAGCCAAAATCATTTCATCTAAAGAAGCTTCGGTATCAGTTTGCAAAGCGTTAAGCGCTTCTAGAGCAGCATCAAGGTCACCCAATTGATGCTCGCTTTGTTCAAGCTGGTGCTTCTGCACCAGCAAGGCCGATACCTGAGTATCTGGTTTTTTCATTATGAGAATAGCCCAGTTAGTTTGCCTTTAATAACATCCCCCGCTCTGAAATAGCCGATGCCTTCAAAGATCGCGGCAAGTTTCTCTAATTGCTGAGTGGAAGCGTTTTCTTTGATCTTAAGTTTTTTCACTTCAACACTCTTCCCATCGTTTTGCTCTTCAACAATATATTCTTCGTAGAATGAAAGAACAACATCATGGAATTGTTTTTTGATGGGCTCTCGGGTCAGCGAACTGAGTTTGGCCTCATCAAGATAAACAGGGCACTTAAGTTTGAGTGCACTGTTTTGCATTTTATTAGATTTCTTATTCAATTCATCTGCTGCACCGGTCAATGCATTCATCATCTTCTGGAGTTTTAGAATTTTTTCTCCTTGCCGATTATGCGCATCCAGGGCGTCGTTAAACTTTCCAGAAATATAATTTAGATCATTAATTAGCGCGGACAATGTGGATTGTGTCTGCTTGATGACTTCATTAAGCATGAGTTCCCGGCGCTTGGTTTTATCCAGTTCATTGGCACCCGTAAGATGACGAATCCCTTTATAGGCACCTACACCTAATAACACCGCAACACCGATACCTGTTGCCATACTTGAAAAACCCAGCACGCCACCAAGTCCAAGTGTTGCAAGCCCAGAAGTGATGCCCGCTGCGGACATACCGATGACAGAGCCAGAGAGATAGACAGCAGCGAGTGGCACGCCTACCGCACCTGCTTTTGCCGTAAGTTCTTTCATACTGCGTTTCAGCGCATCATCGGAAAAATCTTCCCGTAACATCTTAAAATCTTGCTGAATAGCCATTACTGCGAGTTCTATTTCTTCGTCAGTTACGCCCAGCAAAGGTTGCACTTGCTGAAGAAACGGGAATTTTTTATATTCACCTTCATTAACACTCATGAAAATGCTAATCAGGTCTTTAACAAGAGAGACTTTTATTGATTTGTTATGGCTTGGGACACATTCCCGGTCAATGATCGCAATTAATTCTTCAACCGGTATCAGACTGGATTCTGAACCGACATAACTACGCAGTGTAAACCGGGATTCAGTCGTTAACTCAAGTCGGGTCATCAACAAGAGAATTTCGGCAAATTCTTTTTTATCAACCTGACCATCATCTGAGAACGCCATGTTCACAATGATTTTGACATAAGCCACTTTGAGAGCTTCTGACATTTCGGCAAGAGTGATGAGCTGATCTTCTTCTTTGAACTCATCGAAGTCACTGATGGTATGCTTAAGAATGTCGCTCAACTTCTTATAGTTGCACTCCATCAAGCCTTTGATTCGTTTTACCTCGCCATTTTTTAGTTTGAGGGAAACAGACTCTGTTCGCTTCTCCTTGCCTTTATCATTTACCGTGACATCTTCTATATATTCTACTGCTTCAATATTGCTGTAGAACAAGTCATAAGGACTTTCAAAAGCTTCTTTTATGACCAGTTTTTCACCGGTAAAAACGATGCCATCTTTTGCGCTACCAAATACCGTATTGTCATAAATGGCTAGCACAGTATTCAAGTTATCCACAACATTAAATGCTTTAGCGACATTATTCAGTTTTTTTTCAGGGATGCCAGGAGCCACAAAAACATTCTTACTTACTGAAGATAAATTTTCCTTAAGGAAAGTGTTGACGTTACTCACAAATTTCTCCTTATTCGTTGCTGTGGGGCGAAGAGTAATTGACCCGTTTTTTTTTCAAAGCGTGATTATATCCACTAAATAGCTGCGCGGAATAGTAGATCACTGAAAGGGAACTCAGCCCGGATTGTGCGATCTGAGCAATCGCCAAACCAACCAAAACCACCAACCGGACTGAGCGATGCCGATCATAGCACCAATACCCCGTGGCGATCGACGCCTGATGCAGAAAGCTATTCATAAAACGCGCGATAAAAATCATGCCCGCAGACTCACGGCCATGCTGATGCTTCATCGGGGTGAACGGGTCAGCGATGTTGCCAGAACTCTCTGTTGTGCCCGTTCATCCGTTGGTCGCTGGATTAACTGGTTTACGCACTCAGGTATTGAAGGCCTGAAATCCTTACCCGCAGGGCGCTCCCGACGCTGGCCTTTTGAACATATCTGCACCCTGTTACGTGAGCTGATAAAGCATTCTCCCCGCGATTTTGGTTATCAACGTTCACGCTGGAGCACCGAATTACTGGCAATAAAAATCAATGAGATAACCGGTTGCCAGTTTCATGCAGGAACCGTTCGCCGCTGGTTGCCATCTGCGGGGCTTGTATGGCGCAGGGCCGCGCCAACTCTGCGTATCCGTGACCCACATAAAGATGAAAAGATGGCGGTAATCCACAAAGCGCTGGATGAATGCAGCGCAGAGCATCCGGTATTTTATGAAGATGAAGTGGATATCCACCTTAATCCTAAAATCGGTGCGGACTGGCAGTTGCGCGGACAGCAGAAACGGGTAGTGACGCCGGGGTAGAACGAAAAATACTATCTGGCCGGCGCACTGCACAGTGGCACGGGTAAAGTCAGCTACGTGGGCGGCAACAGCAAAAGTTCAGCGCTGTTTATCGCTCTGCTGAAGCACCTGAAAGCCACTTACCGGCGGGCGAAAACAATCACGCTGATCGTTGATAACTACATTATCCATAAAAGCCGCGAAACACAGCGCTGGTTGAAAGCAAATCCCAAGTTCAGGGTAATTTACCAGCCGGTTTACTCGCCGTGGGTGAATCATGTGGAACGGCCATGGCAGGCACTTCATGACACGATAACCCGTAATCATTAGTGCCGCTCAATGTGGCAGTTACTGAAAAAGGTCCGCCATTTTATGGAAACCGCCAGCCCATTCCCCGGAGGAAAACATGGTCAGGCAAAAGTGTAGCGGTATTAGGCGCAGCTATTTAGGAGTGTCACATCTTGTCATTAGCACATAGATATATGATTGAAATATAAAAATGAGCATGCCATTTAGGCAAGTAAATTATTCACAAAATACTAAAAGGATACATGAGGCTGTTCTATCTCTTGAGTGAAATAAAATATAACCCGCTATTAACTAAAGAAATTAAGTAAAACACCATAAAATCACCACGAGATGCAACGTGCTTGACGCTGAGAACTATGTGACGATTAACACTTAAAAAGGAACTCAACGCATCGTCCGCTCCTGGCACTCAGTGGATATCTTAGCTTTGCCTAACCCCGCAATAATTAAACTTAACTTTGACATCCCGTACCAGCTGCTGTTGATTCTGTTTAAGGCATAATCAGCACCTCGCCGCGTTGCGCAGGCAGCGGTTGCGCATTCTGGTAAGCAACCAGAGCTCGTTTGCTGTTGTCGTCATTCCAAGCATTGATGTGTAAACAGTCGCAGCCCGGCGCCACAGCTTTTTGTCTTCCAGCGTCTTCGCCAGGGACAGTGCGTTTTGGACTTTTTTCACATCCTCTTCAGATAATGGTGTTGCAGTCTGCGGCAGGGCAACATCGGGAACCTCAACGCCTGCAACCACTCGATAGACATACTGGTAGCCGTTATGGGTACGATGGAGATTTCCCGCGGCATGGAGCTGCCGCAGCAAGTTACCTGCTGTACTGGCTTGCAAGTCGAGCGCATCGCAGACATCCTGCAGGACGCATTCTGGCGTCCGGCTAACGATGGCAAGCACCATCTGTGCTTTGGTTACTTTGGTTTTTGATTGTTTGGTCATGGTCAAAACTCGTTTACTTGGTTAAACCTGCCGCCTTGCGGCGTTTGTACTCTTCCATCAGAATCTGTGCTGGCGTCGGTCCTGCAGGATGTCTCGGTGCTGCCAACTGCTGACGAATTGGCGGAATCGAAAACCCGTTAGCCAGGTGTTTGGTCCATTTCGTGAGTAAGTTTTCTGCCAGTTTTTTCAGCTCTCCCTCCGTCAGGTTCCTCTCCACTCCAGTTCTGCGCATCTCAATGCAAATGTGATAGAGAACATCCTGTTTCCATGGATATTTGTCGCTGCCCGAGTATCGGTAAGACTCATTCCTCCAGCGCTTGTATTCCGCCATTACAGATTCGGATGTCAGATTGAACGGGTTAGCACCGCTGGCAGATACCAGAGCAACGAATTCAGCCAGATCCGGTGGCCATGTGTTACCCGCGGCGCAGCGCTCCATGCACTGACTGCAGACCAGAGTAATCTGGGCTTCACTCATCGATCCAATCTGGGCAATCCACATATCCGAGGGCGCCGCCCCGTTCTTCTGGGTCCACCGGTTCGAAAATATTTCCCCCATGACTGTCCATAGCCGCCATGCCGTATCCGCCGCCAGCAAGTCCGTTTTGCTTTTCCCAGCGTTCTCTGGCTGCCTGAATTTCCTGAACAGCCCGGGATGCGGTGTTAACTGGTTGAATTCCTGCATGGTCTTTACCTCCGGTTGCTGGTTGCGGTTTAGATTTGGCTCTGGCACTTATCACGCTGCGGGCAAATTTCTGCTCCCACTGAATCTGAGTGAACACTTTCCCCTCGGATTTCCAGTACGCGGTGAACTCTGCCAGCTCTGTCGGCAGGTATGCCGGTTCGGGAAGCGCTATACCCCAGGTAGCAGCCAGTCGCGGCCAGTCCTGTGACGGCAGCCAAAGGTCGTGCATGGCGAATTTCCCGATCGGAATATCCACTCCAGGCAGATACTGAGGTTGCTGGGGAAAATTTCTCTCCTGCGCATAGAGAGTGGGGTTTGATCCTTTTCCCTTCCCTTCCCTTCCTTTTCCGTCAGTGAGTCCTCCATGAGGATTCACTGAGTCCTCACTGAGCCCTCCTTGATTAGGAGCTCTCTTTTCTTCCTTTCCTGCCTTAGACTCAGTGAATTCTGGCGGAAGAGGTATTTTTGAGGCCGAAGGCCTGTTTATTTTTTGATGCTTAAGGAAACCTTTAATCTGCAAATAGCAGACATCATTCACTGAATACTCAGTGAGTAATCCATGAGTAATCAGTTCCTGTATTAGTGGTTCGCAATCGAGCGCGTCCGCAGGGAAGATTTGCATCTTCAACCGTTTTGGCGAACGCTCAAGGCATCCCATATCGTTGGCGAAGTTGAACAACCCGATAAACAGGAGACGCGCTGGAATTGAACATTCCACCACCTTCTCATCTGTCCAGAATTCAGGTTTAACTGTTCTGATGCGGGCCATCTGAAACCTCTTATTAACCAGCTGGTGCTGGTGGTCATTGTCAAAACTCGATTAAAAAAATTGCGGCGCTACGGCGCTGATGCTCGCCAGTAGTGGTCCCGCCGCATCTGCAGGGAGCATGTTAAAAAGTGCAATTGCAGCTTCCCGTATTTCACGCTCTAGTTTCTGCAGAGGTGCGCCAAGTAACTTGGCCTGGTGCGCTTCGCTGCATTCTTTGATTGCATTGGCCACCAGCTCAGTTTCAGTTAAGCCATGTTTTAGGCCATGTTTGCGCGCGATCTCTATCGGCATTGCATCAGCGATCGCCGCCGAAAGCTGGATGACATAACTGGTGTACTTCTCTGAACCGCCCTCGTTTTTCAGGTAGCGATACAGATTTTGTTTATTGACGCTGATACCGCGCCCGTTTTGTTTCTCCCACTGTTCGGCCACCAGCTGCGCGACGTGGTCTTGCGCACGCCCAGGTAATGAGGACTCCCATTCCTGAACGGCGGCCAAAATGGCTCGGCATTTCTTGCCGTCACGCCGACGGGGCAAATACTGATTTTCCGTTTTCAGTTGCATACTCATCACCGGAGTATGATTTTCAAAAGAGGTGGTTTGCATGGTCACTCCTTAGGTATTCCATCCGTCGGATTCGGATATAGATCAGGACGTAATTCATGAGGCGTAACGCCCGTTGCATTAAAAACCTGTAAAACTCGCGATGAAGGCACAATACCTTTTGTTTTCCACTGACTTACTGCCATGCCGCTTACTCCAAGCGTTGATGCTAATTTATTGGCTGAGCCAGCTACTCGAATTGCGTTATCAAGGGCTGTCATATCTATCTCCTCGTTAAGTTAGGCATAATAAAGCATAGGTTTATATTCAATGCAAATTTTTAATTTATTGTGACTATAAACTAAACCTTTACAATGGGCTTATGAAAAACACTGAAGAACTCAACAACCAACTGATTGCTCGTTTGGAAGAAATTACTCAAAGAGGGATCAGCAAGGCGGATATGGCTCGCATTGCTGGAGTTACACCTCAAGCGGTGAATGGGTGGTTTAAGAAAGGAGTAATCAGTAAAAAGTCCGCAATTGCCCTCGCGGAAGCTGCCAATGTGTCTGTAACTTGGTTGCTTGGAGAGAAAGTATCTGAAGATTCAGGCCTCAAGCCAAATGAGAGCAAAATGTTACGTCTGTTTAGGCAGTTACCTGAGGCTGAACAAGAGAGAATGATTGATACGTTTGAAGTCCGCCTAAAAGAAATCGATGATTATGTTGAGAAATATCTCCGTGGTCGATTTAAGGCTAGCGACACTAACTAACATCTCTGATCTCACCCCATGAAACCGGCAAATGCCGGTTTTTTTTTGCCTGCCGCGCAGCCTCAATCACTCCAACAGCTCCCCTGTCTCGATTAAAGCAAAAGTTTGCATCTGTATAAATCCAATGTTGACATCAAACATAAACCAATGCTTTAATCATTCCATCGCAGCAAGTCATCGAGGCAGGAAGCCCACGAAGTAGCTGCCGGCGGCATACGAAACACCGGATGAGATGACAGCAATATCAATCGCAGCAGGTTCAACGTTCGGCTGCCCGGCCTTAAGGGAAAGAAATGAGTATGGATAAAGCATATGAAGACTATTTTGAAAGCCTCTCTGAAGGTGAGGAGGCGCTGAGTTTCAGCGAGTTTACCGCGGCGCTTTCAGGTAAGCCGGCAGACTGCGCCTCTTTTGAAATGTAATGGAAATCCTGCGCGCTTCGTGGTGGTGAATTGCAGGGTGAAAAAGCTCAATCGTGAAGATCAGCGTCACGACACCACCGACGAAGCGCGTCGAAGTAGTGAAAATAAAAAATCAGGGTTTGCAATGCGGTGAATGCGGCTATGCGCACGCGACACAGTTAAAAAAGTAAACATGGCGGTTATTCACACGTTGTGGGGAAAAAGTTGTCGGCGGTAGTTGTTAACTGGCTGCCGTCACCGGGAGGCACCCGGCGCCGCATTGCAAAACCACATCCTAATACTGAGTTAACTGGAGATAACTATGAAGGATTTTGCCCGAGTACCTACCGGGAACCAGGCGACCCGCCTGAACTGGTTCGAGGTGAGACTACGCCAGCTGTGTTACTTGCTGGCGCAGAAAGGAAACCCTGAGGCTGAGGCATGAATACCCTGTTTGCCCTTGTCATCAGCGTTTGTGCTCTCACTGGTGAATGCTCTGATGTTCTGATCGGTGTTTATCCATCAGAGGCCAGTTGCAACAGCAACGCCGATGAACAAAAAGTACAGGGCCAGTGCCTCCCCTACCGAAATGCACAAAACATGGCTGACGACCAACAGCCTGCAGCGAGTTTTTGAATCGAGTTTTGACCAATGGCCGTTACGGCCGGAGAAGTGATTATGGAATTTGGAATGAAACGCGTTCTGGCATCTGTCCAGGCCGCCGCCACTTTGAATAAGCTCTATGACGGCTCGCCCGTTTCACTGACGGCCATCAGTAAAGAGTCAAAGCTGTCTACTTCATACCTTGAGCAGATCTTCAAAAAGCTGCGGGCGGGTAACCTGGTAATTTCACAGCGTGGCCCAGGTGGTGGTTATAGCCCCCGCGGCGATGACATCACCGTTACAGAAGTGATCACTGCGGTATCTAAACTGCCAGCCCATAAAACTTTTGAGCCTATCCTGCGAGCGCTTGACGACGTTCGCGTATCACAGCTGCTGCGGGCCGATTCGCCAGCCCCATAAAGCACAAAACCCGCGCAAGGCGGGTTAAGTACCCGGTCAGCCGACCAAAGCTTTCCGGAATCGAGTTTTGACCAATGACCACCACCAGGGCGGCTGCCATCAGCTGCCGGGTATCTTACAATCCAAAGGAGCCCAAACGCAATGAACAACTACCCGTATCTGATTAAAGCGAAGGCAAAAGCAAACGAAGCGAAAAGTCTCTTCTGCTGGTTCTCTGCTAAATCCGATTCTCGCGCCGAGCGCAAAATCCTGGACATCCTGGAAGACGCTGAAATTAACGTTGGCCGCGGCGCCAGCCATCAGCTGCCGATCCGCACCAACTGGCTCATCGTTGATGACTTACCGGAAGAAGGTGTACTGGATGACACCTGGTGCGATCGCTACGAGCTTGGTGGTGAAGACGGGCTGACATGGCAAAAAATCGTTGCGCCAGCGGCTGCTGAACCACAGCCCTCCAGTAAACCAGAAAACGATGTCTCTCCTGCAAATAGCGATGAAGAGGACTATTCGAACAATGAAGAAGCACTCTTCAACCTGGCGGAAATGTCATTCCGCACGCAGCTGCTTGCCCAGTATATGGCCGACGAGCGTCACGTGTATCACATTAGCATTCCTCATCGTAACCGCCTTTCAGCGATGGAAATGGATACGGATAATCACGGTGTGCAGAATCTGCTGCTGACGGCAGAAAATATTCCGGAGCTTAAAAAATATGATATGCCTGGCCTGTGGAAATTTACCAGTGCATTTAAGAGCGTATTTCCTGTGGGGAAACGCCATGAGCTCGGCAAGCAAATTCAGTTCGCCAAATTGTGGCTTGAAACGTCGCACATTGACCGCGGGATCCTTACAAAGGAATGGGCTGCTGGAAACTATATCACCTCAATAAACAAAACCGATGCCGGCGCCAATGCTGGCGGCGGTAACAAAACTGACCGCAATCCGGATTATCAGCATTCGCTGGATACTCTGGATATAGAGATCGCTCTTGCAACGATGCCTATGGATTTTGACATCTATAATTTTCCGGCATCAGTCCACCGCCGCGCGAAGGAAATAGTACAGAAGAAAGAAAGTCCATTTAAAGAATGGTCTGCAGCATTACGGAGCACACCAGGCATCCTTGATTATTCCCGTGCAGCGATTTTTGCACTGATCAGGGAAGCATCCAGTGGAATAACTCCTTTTCCAGATCGGTTGCGTGGCTACATCAACGCGAATCTGACTGAACATAAGCATGATACCCCGAGCGCTGAGACGCTTACCAAGGCGGGACATATTCCATCTGCTGCAGTCACACTGGATGCAACAAACCAAGTAATCGCCGGAGAGGATAGCAGTGCAAAACTGGAAACACTCTCCTCCGACATTAAAGCAGTTGGTGCCGAACTGGTAAAAGAGGCTCAAAAGCAACGTCCGGACGCTAATCAGGTTCTGGCCGCCGAGCGCGGCGAATATGTTGAAGGGGTTAGCGACCCTACGGATCCGAAGTGGGTAACCGAAGACCTTACCAAGACCAGGCAGCCTGAAGTTTCAAAAATTGGGGACGGAGTATTTTCCATTGAAGGTCTTGTTGACGTTACGGGCAAGGTTAACCAAAAAGAAAAAACAGATGAAGTTGTTCATCAAACGGATTCTGTAGATATTGAATCCGGTCATCATAATAAGGAGGAAGATCAGCCAATTGATTATGTTCACGTTATGGTTGATCTGGAAACCATGGGTAAAAAACATAACGCCCCTATCGTCGCTATTGGTGCGGTTTTTTTTGACCCGGCAACCGGCTCTATTGGAGAAAGTTTCTATAAAGTCGTATGCCTTGAATCCTCCGTGAACTGGGGCGCCGTAATCGATCCATCTACTGTTATCTGGTGGCTTAAGCAGTCCTCCGAAGCACGCTCTGCGATCGTAAATGATGATGCTATCCCGTTGCAGGATGCATTACTCCAGTTCAGAGAATTTGTTTCTGATAATGTCGCTGGTGGGAGCAAAAAGGCGCAGGTATGGGGTAACGGTGCGTCATTCGACAACTCTATTCTGCGTTCTTCTTACGATTGCATTGCTGAAGATTATCCGTGGGAATACTGGAACGATCGGGACGTACGAACAATGGTAGAGCTCGGCCAAGCCATTAGCTTCGACCCCAAAACAACGATCCCGTTTGAAGGGTCTCGTCACAATGCCCTCGCTGATGCTATTCATCAGGCCCGCTATGTATCAGCGATCTGGCAGCGAATAATTGCCGGCAATCAGGTGCTGCAAAAATTGATGCAAAACTGATTTTGTATTTTCAGATACTGGCCCAGCAATGGGCCATGATGAGGTAAAACATATGCTCCAGATGTTAACCCTTGAAGAGTGGGCAAACGAGAAATACAGAAGCAATCCTCCAAGTGTTTCCACTCTCAGGAATTATGCTAAACAGAATATGTTTTCTCCCCCAGCCAAAAAAGAAGGTCGGTTTTGGCGTGTCAGGGAGGATGCCGAGCTGGTCGGCGAGCTGACTACTCCGATAGTAAAGAAAAACGATCCTGTTCTATTGCAGAGGATTTTAAACGATGGCTGCCAGACCACGTAAAAATAACGTAACTATTCCAAACTTATACCCGCTTTATAGTCGTAAGGTTAATAAAGTCTACTGGCGCTATAAACATCCTGTTACCGGGAAATTCCACAGCCTGGGTACAAATGAGGCTGAAGCCATTGCAATAGCTATTGAAGCAAATAAAAGGCTGGCCGAGCAGCAAACCCGCCAAATCATGGCAATCACTGACAGAATATCCACCAGCAAAGGCAAAGCGATATCGACTAATACCTGGCTTGAGCGTTACTGGAAGATTCAAGAGGAGCGATTGAAGTCTGGAGATATCAAAGAAAATACCTTCAGACAAAAAGCCAAACCAGTCTCTCTCCTTAAAGAACGCGTAGGAATGAAATTAATCTCTACTGTTAATGTTCGCGATATTGCTCAGATTCTGGATGAATATTTATCAGAGGGGCAACCCCGAATGGCACAGGTAATACGCTCTGTTCTAATCGATGTGTTTAAGGAGGCCCAACACGCCGGGGAAGTCCCTCCAGGTTATAACCCGGCACTATCAACAAAACAGCCTCGACGAAAGGTCACTCGCCAGCGCCTCACACTTGAGGAGTGGCAAAAAATTTTCAATATTGCCGATGCAACACACAAATATATGGGGAATGCCATGCTGCTGGCCATCGTCACAGGCCAGAGACTGGGGGATATATCCCGGATGAAATTTTCAGATATTTGGGATGACCATCTTCACATCGAACAAGAAAAAACCGGTAGCAAGATCGCCATTCCATTGGCTTTGCGGTGCAATGCAATTAGCTGGAGCCTTCGCGATGTAGTCAGCCGTTGCCGGGATAATGCAGTTAGCCCATATATGATTCATTTTTTCAGAACCACGTCACAGGCGGAACGAGGCGCACAGGTGAAAGCCAGAACGCTGACTATGAATTTTAGCAAGGCAAGGGATACCGCGGATATCAACTGGGGGGAAGGAACGCCGGCAACGTTCCACGAACAAAGATCGCTTTCCGAACGGCTTTATAACGCTCAGGGGATAAACACGAAGGATTTACTGGGGCATAAGACTCAACAGCAAACAGACAAATATCATGATGACCGCGGGAAGGGATGGACAAAGGTGGCGTTATGAGGTTTTCTCGATGGGGTTTTGATAGCTTTTTTATAACCAAACGAAAACTAATTTCCACCTACAGCATTCTCTATAGGAACGATTATATAAGTTACAGAGTGTAAATACTAAGGAGCCACTTGGAAATAACGCCTAACAACAGACAATCTGCAACAATGATAATAGAAGAAAATATTGAAAAAAAATAAATTCAAAGTGAGGGGGACGCCCTCACTTATATAGCTAACAAACTTCTGTCCCACTCAGTTGGAAAGTTATAGGAGATATTTTACCTCTAAATTTATATGGTTTAGAAAGCAATAGCTTTTCCATTACACCATTATTTACAACTCTCTTAGCATATTCTTCGTCTGTTAAATTTGCTGCCAAGAATGAAAATCTATTACAAACGATCCAAACATTGAAGTCTGCTATCTTAATATCCTCTTTATAAAAACAGTCTTTAAATCTTTCTGACATAAAGTCATCAACTGCCGTTTCGTATTTCTTTTTTATATTTTCATGATCAAGTCTAGCTACCCTAGCCACATCTTTAAGCTCGATAATATAGATAGAATATTTATTATCTCCCCTCCGTATTACCAATAAATTATCGGGTGATGGTGGAGTAATGGGTAAGCGAAGACTATTATAATAACTATCAACTGATAAGTTGATTATTTTTTCATTGATCAACTCACCTTCCCCAGAATAAAAATCATCATCCAATTTAATAAATACGTTATTTTCTTTAACGTCTACTCGCAAGAACTTACATAATATTTCAGAGGATAAGATAGCAGGAATCAT